GGGAACTGAATGCTACCGCCATCTACGGTGTCGGCGAGCTGGATGATTCCTACGGCGTAGAAATGTACTTCGACGCAGGCCTCTAAGCCCTGATAACCTGGCCCCCGAAAGGGGGCTGGGTTTTTCTTATACAGGGGAAAAAAGATGGCATTCTCTACCGATTCAGACCTGACCGATCTCTTGCCGGACATTCTGAGCCTCGGCATTGCCTCGTTCACAGACGAACACGCTAAAGCCCAGGCCGACATCGAGCGCGAGATCCGCAACAAATGGTGGGACAAGACCGGATTCTCCGGCGAACTTGATTCGACCCTCCTTACAGATTCCCAATGGACGCGAGCCGCTTCCTACCTTGTCCTGTGGAGATATGCTCTCCCCCAGTTGACGAACTGGGTTGATGGCGACCGCTTCCAAAATATGATCGAGTTTTACCGCGCCAGATATGCAGAGGAAATGGATGCCATTTTCCGCGATGGCGTTGAGTACGATGCGGACAACGATTCGACCGTGACCAATACTGAAAAGATGCCGCGTTATTCTGGACGGTTATTCCGGTGAACATCGACATTTCAATAGACGGTAAGTTTGCGAAAAGATTTTTGGATGCCGCATTGGAAGGCGTCACCAAAAAAACAGAATCGTCATTGAAAGTTGCGGCAATGAAAGCCGAGCAAATTATTCTTGACCGCACAGAAAAAGGCGTTGGCTATAAAGGGAGATTTGCGCCATATTCCTCCGGCTATGCCAAAGCAAAAAGGGCTGGCTGGAAAAAAACCACATCCCGCAAGGGATTTAGCGGGGACACTTCTGGTATCGTAAATCTAATGGTGACCGGAAATATGCTCAGCGCAATCACTCATACAGTAAAAAAAGATCAAGCAAGACTGTTTTTTACTAGGGCAACTGAAGCTAAAAAAGCCGCATTCAATAACGCCAAGCGTCCATTCTTCGGCCTAAATCAAAGCGAGATGGACCAAGTTCGCAGAGCCTTTGTGAGAAAATTTGAATTATGAGCCTCAGAGAATCCATCGCCGCCAACATCGTAACCACATTGCAGGCCATGAGCAGCCCTGTGGCCGCCTCGTATGTCACTAGAGAGCCGTTCGACTTCCAAAAGCTATCTAATGCGCAGTTTCCGGCAATCCTTGTCGAAACGGCTTCTGAGGGGCGTGAGGACGCTACTATTGGATCGGCTTCAACGCAGCGACATGGAACCATCAATTATCGGCTAACAGGATTTGTCAAAGCGACAAATATCGACACCGCCAGAAATGAACTCATCGAATCAATCGAGGAAGCCTTAGATTCGGACAGAACTCGCGGAGGCTTTGCGGTTGATACTCAAGTGACTACAATAGAAACTGATGAGGGGGCTATTGACCCAATCGGCGGGATCATTTTAACCGTCAGCGTTTTATATCAATTTACACGCGGAACAACCTAAAAGGAGACTGCAATGGCAGTAGTAAGCGGAAAATCTGGTTCTGTCTTTTATGGGACTGACCTCATTGGTGAGCTGAATAGCTTTACCCTAACCATTACCCAGAACACCGAAGAATCTTTTGGATTTGGCGATAGCTGGACAACCAATACCGCAACCTCCAAGAATTGGAATGTTGAGGCTTCTGGCTATCACGATCCAGATGACACGAACGGTCAAGTTGCCACTATTACTGATATTTTGTCTGGCGATTCATCTGTTTCTGTAAAACTTCGGACTGAAGGTGATACAACTGGTGACGATGAATACTCTGGAACCATCATTCTTCAGGAAGTCAGCATTGAAGCATCTGCTGATGGCCTGATGGGGTTCAGCTTCAGCGGTATTGGTACTGGCGCACTCTCAAAGGGAACTGTTAGCTGATGGCTTTCAAATCCATTGATAGATCTGACACGGTATCGGTCATCGTTTCTAACGATCCAGCGGTGATTGCTGGACAAAGCGACTTTGATCGGTATCGTGAAGATTTTGACGAATCCTTCCTAAAATTCGTTGATGGCGATGAGCCGACCAGATTTGTGCTTGGAACAATCAGCTATATCAAGTTTCAAGGCATTAAAGATCGTCACATCAGTTTTGATGTTGACCATGGCGGCAATCAAAACATCAAGACCAACATTTTCGGATTGACAGCCGAAGCATTAGCCCACTCGATCCGTAAGATCGAGAATGGCCCTTTTGATGTCAAGATCGTCGGCGGTAAAGCGTCTGACGAAACGATGAACAAACTTGGCTCATTGAATGTTGTTGAAGAATTAGGAAATATCGCTCTTTCGCTCAATGGGTTTGGGGGTGACGACAAAAAAAAGCGTTAGGTGCTGTTATGCAAACCAAGCTGAGGTTCGAGTGCAAATCCTGCACTAATCAGAACAAAGAGGCTAGGGGATGCTTTACAAAATCTCGCGCTCCGGTGATGGCCTTTGGAATTAAAGGAAGCACCAACAGATGTCCGGTCATTGACTGGCATGAGATGAATGAATACTTGCGGGTGTATCCGTACTGGAAAGAACATCAGTACCCAAACAGGGGAACATGGGCCGAGCAGCCGAATAAACTCGTAGAAGCAATGGAGGCTTTCGATGGCATTATCAGCGAATCAACTTGAAATTCTGATTTCTGCCCGCGACAAGGCTACCGCTGTCATCAAGTCGGTTTCCAGAAGCATTAAATCTCTTGGCAAGGTCACAAAAAGTTTCGGAACTGGCTTCAAGAACATATTTTCAAAGCTGACCGGAGCAATCTTCAATCTTAGAACAGGCATCCTGACATTAGCAGGAAGCTATGGCATAGGCTCCCTCGCGAAAAGCATCGTTGATGTTGGAATGGAGTTTGAAACCTACGAAGCAACACTCAAGACTGTTTTAGGTTCTCAGGAAAAGGCAAACGAAGCATTCAAGTGGCTTCAAGAATTTGCCAAAAAGACCCCATATTCAATCAATGACTTGACCAATTCTTTTGTCAAGTTGGCGGCTTATGGCATCAAGGGACAAGATGTAATGGCAACGCTTGGCGATACCGCTTCTGCGTTAGGCAAAGACATCAACATGGCCGTAGAAGCATTGGCCGATGCTCAGACAGGCGAGTTTGAGCGTTTGAAAGAATTTGGCATTAAAGCTATTCAGATCACAAAATCCAATGCCAAAAAGATGGGCGCATCTCTTGAGCAGGTCGGTCAGACCGCTCTTGCATTTACCGACAAGATGGGCAAGGAAACATACAAGATCATCGACCGAAATAATCGAGAGATGATTACTAGCACATTGATGGCAATTTGGAATGACAAATATGCAGGGGCAATGGAAGAGCGATCTAAAACTCTAGCTGGTATGTTCTCAAATCTAGGAGATTTGTGGACAGAATTCCGAGCCAAAATTGCCGATCGAGTAATTCCGCACCTTGAGTTGCGCGTATCTCAATTCATGGAAGCATGGAATAAATACTTCAATCAATCAGGCCAAGCAGCAGAAAACTGGCAAAAAATCATTGGCGATGTATTTAATAATGCGATTGATTATGTAAGCGGCTTTCTTGGCGCGTTCATGCAAACGATGGCAACATCATCTTCTGGTTATGATGGAAACATTCGAGATCAAGAAGCATGGGTAAAAGCAGGACAAGAAAGTTTTGGAACTCTCAAACAATCACTTATTGACATAAATAATACATTCAAGGAATTGAATTTTTCACTAAAAGATATTTCTGGCACTTTGAATTCAATAACAACTTTCTTTTCTAATATGGCCGGAGCTGTCAGAGCTGCGGTTCGCGCATTAGAAAGATATAAAAAGATTCTAGGTGATATTGGAAGAAGTGCTGGTGTTGGACTTGGAATGTCAATGACAGGACCGGATGCGGAGGCTGCCGCAAATGCTGCGCCTGCTACCGCTGGCCTCCGCGCAGCGGGTGGCCCTGTTCGCGGTGGCGGTTCCTACCTTGTTGGCGAGCGTGGACCTGAGATATTCACACCAAATAAGTCCGGCACGATCAGCAATAAGACAGGCGGCGGCACAACCGTCATCAACAACATCTATACCTCGAACTCGCGGCATGGCGTTGACAATGCCCTTGCATCGCGTGGGGATATGTCAATCCGTAGCAGCCGAATCGGGCTGAATCTGGCAGGCATCTAATGAGATTTGATTATCCAACCGCAGCAAGCCCAACGGCTTCCTATGTGTTCACCAATGACCCAGAGGCTCCCTATGAGCGGCAGGTGGTCAAGCACAACACAGAGGTGATGATGGAGGATGGCAGCGTCTATGTATATGCAAGGGCTGTGACCAGCTATCGTTATATGATTTCCTCCATTGTTCTGGAAAGCCAATCCGAGCGCGATGATCTGGAAACCTTCTACGACTCTACGGTGAACGGTTCCGAGAAACAGTTTGAATACACCGACCCCTACAACAACACCTATACGGTACGATTCGAGGATGATTTGACGATTACCGAAATCTTCAAAGGTCGCTTTTATCGCGCAACTTTCAATCTACTCGAAACGCCATGAGAACATTCAGCGCTGGATTCCAGACCAAACTAGCAGCCGGGACTTTCAACCCGGTTGTCTTTATGGACTACACGCTGAAAGAATACATTTCCGCTGATGATCCTGGCGATGGCAGCCTCATCACGACCGTATATCGCTGGTCAGAGCGCGAGATTACCTATGGCGGGAACACCTATCAGGCTCGTCTAGTAAAGCTGTCAACGCTGGACTTCAATCTAGATGCCTCTCAGCAGGTATTCGGGGAAATGTCTGTACAGGTCGGGAACAACATTGACCAGTTGATTTCTGTGATCCAACCCGGAATGACTGCAACCGTCTATCTCGGCTTTGAGGAGTCAGATGGTTCTGTGACCGATGCCGAGGTCATGTTCATTGGAACGGTCGAAGGCGACATTGAGATCACCGAGGACTCGGTATCTTTCAACCTGCAAGACATTGCCTACTCCTACGACCGCCAGATGCCGAACCTTGTGGATGAGGCGAATTATCCCGGCGCAGGTCGAGAGGATGTTGGCCTGCCCATTCCGATCATTGTTGGACGCGCAAAGGATCATATCTGCCGCTCAATTACCGGACAGTTCACGACCTATGTTGCTGAAGATGTGCAACCGTCATATAACCCAGAAGATGTATGGCAGCAGAATAGCGACAAAGGATTATTCGCACAAACGACTCAAAGTCTAGAATCACAATTTGCTGGTGGCCCGTGGTATTGCGTTCAATACGATGCAGACATTGGAATGAATGCGGAAACTAGCGAAGATGGAACTGGACTGGACATAAGCCCGGCAAGCGGCGGAGACACGATTCGGATATTCAGAACAAATACCTTATCGAATGCGATCCCATTTGAACGCGGCGAATATTACGAAATCATTGTTTCTGTGTCTAATTGGACTGCCGGAAATTTTCAGTTTTCAGGGCCATTCTTTGATCCGTTCGATAAAGACGAATCTACAACCATCTACTATTCAAAGAAGTATTGGGCGGCAACAGACTCAGCCTCATCGTTTGCGTTCAAGGTTACTGAGAATGAGTCAGTCGCAGATAACACATTTGATGTAATTATTTCCAATGATTTCAATGGAATATTTAAGGTAACAAGAATCTCCAAGCTAAATACAGATTCAAGCAAAAACTATATTTATGTGACAGATGATATTGCCCATTGGTACAGATCAAATGCCACAGAGAACGAAACAACCAATGTTCCAGAAATTGATAAAACAATAGCCATTGAGCATCAGATTGACCAAGATTCAGACTATGAATCATTTTCTGGAAAAATTCTGTCATACCATGTTGTCACAGACATTGAGCATGATGTAACTGGATTCAGAGTTGAATCATCTACATTGTGTGATGGGTCAGATGTGATTCTTGTAAATGGCGATGAGATCACAATGACAGGCACTAAGCCAAGCGTGGGCGAATACCTTCCATTCAAAAATGGTGCGCTTGTAACAGATGTCACATCTATTGATTACTCTACTGATGGCGGTCTGTATGTGCTTGATGATCTGACTCAGATGGCAGAAGTTTTAAGTGTATCTGGAGATGTAGTAACAATAGACCAAGAGTTGACTCCGAACTATTATCAGGTTGTTTCTCCGACAGGGGTCAGCGTGAATTTTAGCGGCAACACTATAACTGCAAATGATCCGTTTTTTGATTTTTCATCGCTTGGTTTTTCTGGAGGCTTATTATTAAGCGTCACCGGCTCATCAAGCAATGATGGGTATTACACAATAATTTCAGCCATTGGAAATGTGATTGCTATCTCAGGAGCCTTCTCGACAGAATCAATGTCGTACCCATCGCTCGGCGCAATTACTAATCCAATCAATTGGGGAGGCGGGCCAGCGTGGACTATCCTTTCTTACAATGTTTATAACTATCCGAAAAACTTATGGAAGATGACATTGCAAGATCCGATTCCTACCTATGGTTTCTCTATTGGAGATTCTATTAGGCTGTCATCCACCGCAGACGAGGTATTTGTTATTGCAGATCATCCTGTTCAAAAGATCAGCAATGTTCGCGTGAATGGGGTTCCGATAGATGATTCTGGGGAGCTGTATTACCTGTCAACTGGCTCCTATGGAAATGACGCTCAAAACAGGTCTTACTTGGTTATTCCATTTGATAAGCTGGCAAATGTTGCGCGACTTGCATTCCAAGTTGATGAACAAAGCAAGCTAGTTATAGATGACAGCTACACGGACGACTCAATCTTTGTAGATGATCCGGGGCATACTCATGTTGTCGGTGATTCTGCAAGAACATTCTCATGGGCGTTGGATATAAACTTCAACATCTTTGGCTATGGGTCTTACAGCGTTTATGTAAATAGCGGAAGCTACTCTAATGTTGTAGATACTGAATCTGGGGTTTTGCAAAATCCAGTAAGATTCACAAGCAACAGTCCTGAATGCACAGTCACATTTTCTGGTGCAAATTGGCTTGTTCGCCAGTTGACAGTTCAGTTTGAAAGAGTGGACAGCATTTCCGGCGAATCATTATATGACTTCGGAAGTGCGTCTGGATCTGGCGTTGGCATTGGCGCACTTGTCCGGGCTGATATGCCGGAGCCTGCTGATGCAAGCACTACTGGAGGCTCAATAGCGAATGTCATTAAGATTGGCAATGCTGCGACTGTTGGCGGGAATAACGATACTGGATACCTATTCCTAGACCCACCAATCTCTCTAGCGCAGGCAAGAAGCGCGTTGAGAATCACTTGCGATGTGATCGGCAACCCTGATGGATCGCTCGGCTACAAGATGCCGCATGAGCAGATCAAAACGATCATCAACAAGTACGCGCAGAACCCGGTCAACGGCACGGAAGGCAATGCGGATATTGTCGAGTTCGTGAATGAGGCAGAAATGATCGCGGCATTCAGCAAAGTTTGGAACACCTTTTCCAGCCTTGATGCTGCTGAGGATATTTGGCCGAGAATGCGGGAGTTGGTCAATGTCAGTTCGGAGTCTGCGACCAATCTATCGCCAGATTCGGAATTGGGTAACTCTGTCCTGCCGATCTTGCGCGAGGGAGAGAACGCGAAGGCATACAACGAGAAGTCGATTCATTGCCTAGACTTTGCGATCAACTCCACAAACCAGCTACGCGACCTGATCGGGGAAATGCTTTTGCACTCCAACATGATCTGCATTTGGCGGAACGGTATTGCCTATCTCAAGTATCTGCCGGACACCCCAAGTGCAGACGATACCCTAACCACCGCAGATGTAGTGATGAAGTCCATGAGCCTAACCCGCTCGCCGGTTTCTCATCTAGCCACCGACATTACCGTAAATTACGACTACGGAAAGGATGGCTTTTCTAGGAACTATCACTACGCGAAACAGGTTTGGGAGGATGGCGTGCTATCTATTACCAAGCTGGATGCCACCCGGAAGTATGGTTCCTATTCTCGCGAGCGGTTCTTTGATATGCCGATGATCCGCGAACGCGCGGCAGCGGAAATCTTGGCCAAACGGTTCTATCAGGAATTCGGTGATGCCAAGTTCCACTCCCGCTTTGAATCCGTTCTGGCAAACCTCGCGCTGGAACCCGGTGACAATGTGACCGTGCCTATCCCAATCCATCGCGATTCGGTCATGGATCGTGGTCTAATCACCCGCAAGACGATTACTTGGGGTTCGGCTGTGGACAAAAAGCCGGATTTAATCAACTTCGATGTGCGTGAAAACCACACCACATCGGGCTATTACCTGAGCCTGAATCTCTGATGCCTGACAATATCGCCATTGTTGACGAAATCTCGGTTGTCCTAAATGACCCGAATACGCTGTTTCAGGATTTGTCCGACTCCTTCGGGCTGGCTGACGCTGCGCCCTCAGTCGCCTCTCAGCCGGTTCTAAGCGATTCTCTGTCTATCTCCTCCTCTATTGCATTTGAGAAGGAATTGCGGCTCTACGAGGCGTTCACGCTGACTGAGGGCTTTCCGAGTATTACTGGGCTGCTGTTTGGCTATCAGGAGGAAACCGACAGCATCGCGATCACCTCGGAAGCCAGCGCAGAGGAACGAGATGCCGTTTTTGAAACAGGCGATTATGGAACCAGCAGGGTGTTTGTGATTACCGATCTGACCACCGTAGGGGTGTTTGAATGATCCCACAGTCAAAAGTTGTAGGAAAACAACTTCCGACAGATGGAGTGCATCACGAATACATACGGATGCGCCCGCAGGATTTGATCGTCAAGGCACAGGGAACAATCAACGCCGGCCATGTCACGATCAAGGTGGTTGTGAATGTGGGCTATGAGGGCGAGCATTATTTTGAAGGCGAGGCCGACCTGCTTGATGGCGATGGGATTTATGCCGCCCAAGACGGACTGGTGGTCTTGCGAGATGCTGACCCAGATCGAAATATTCCTGAGTGGAATGGCCGCAGAATCATGGTCGGCATGGTCTATCAGAATGCGCTAATACTTTTCCCAACGGTGGAACCATGAAGATCGTCACGGCATCGACAGAAGAAAAGAAGGAACGAGCAAAACTCGCGCTGGAGGCTACAATAGAAGCGTTGTATCCGAAGAACGAGGAAATGCGGTTGATTAACCTTGGGATCAGCGATCCCACTCACCCCGATTATTTGGCATATCGCCAGCAAATCGCGGAACTCATTGAGCAATACAGGAGCGAATGGCAATGAATGAGTCCATGAAAATCAAGGGCGATCTGTTGATTCAAGTGATCGGCCCAGATGGAACCGTGAAAGATGAATTGTTCACCCCGAACACCATAGTCACGGCAGGCAAGAATCTAGTCGCAACGCTGGTATCTGGATCAGGTACGGCGTTCTCTCACATGGGTATTGGCACAGACAGCACCGCTGTCGTGGTTGGCAATACAACGCTCGGATCTGAAACTGGCCGTGTTACTTTGACCAGCAAGAATGTGACCAACAATGCCATCGCCTATGTCGGTGATTTCCCGGCGGGTACTGGTACTGGCACGATTGTCGAGGCTGGTATTTTCAATGCCTCCAGCGGCGGCACGATGCTGAACCGCGCAACCTTTTCTGCGATCACCAAATCCGCATCAGACGCATTGAAAATCACTTGGACTGTGACCTTCGGCTAAGGGGAAAAACATGACAGGCGTAGTCACTAGAGCGACAAAAGGCGTACCACTAACCGCCACAGATCACGACAACAATCTGGAGGTGACTGTTTCGCTCCACAAGAGCGCGACAGAGCCATCTCCGACCTATGCCTGTATGTTGTGGGCAGATACCAATAATGATCTGCTCAAGATGCGGAACAAGGCGAATGACGCTTGGATCACGATGGGAGCATTGGATACCACAGGCGCATTCTCGGATAACAATTTAGCCGATCAGGATCAGCTATCCGAATTGTCCGATGTGACCATCACTTCCGTTGCTGACAATGAAGTGCTGGCTTATGACTCGACCTCAAGCGAGTGGATCAACCAGACTGCATCCGAGGCCGGACTTGCAACCTCCGCACAGGGATCTCTTGCGGATTCTGCTTTGCAAGACGGAGATACCGTTTCCTCTCTAACGATCACCTCTGCCGACATCAACGGCGGCACGATTGACGGAGCCACCATCGGCGGGTTGAGTGCTGGTGCGGGGACATTTACCAATCTGACTGCGACTGGCACAGTGACGCTTGGCGGTACTGCTCTTACGGCTACCGCAGCTGAACTAAACTACACGGATGGCGTAACCAGCAACATTCAAACACAGCTTGATGCGAAAGTAGCCAAAACGTCTTCTACTGGCTCTGCTGTCCTCCCGGCAGGTACTACTGCGGAGCGGGATGGCTCTCCAAGTGCAGGTTATTTGCGCTGGAACAGTGATGACACCTCTGCTGAGGTATATGACGGCAGTGCTTGGACTGCGGTAGGTGGAGGTAATACGACAGATGAAGGGTTGTATGAAATGGCTAACACCATCTCCAGTAATTACAGCATTACTTCTGGTAACAACGCTATGTCTGCTGGGCCAATTACTGTGGATTCCGGTGTCAGTGTCACCGTTCCGTCTGGCAGCGTTTGGACAATCGTTTAAGGATCTACCATGTCGAAGGTAAAAATCGAAGGTAACGCAAGCGGCACTGGTACTTTCACCATAGCCGCACCCAATTCAAATACTGACCGCAGTATCACGCTACCGGATGCTGCTGGTGAACTGCTGCTGGCTAATGGTGATGGTTCTGGATTGAATGGAGTTGTAACTAATGTTATCTCATCTTTTTCTACTGGAAGTGGAACGGCAAATTCTATTGCAAGCAACACTTACACAAACATTGTTTCAAGTTTGTCGTTGCCAAACAATTCAATGATTATTGCTTACTTTAAGGCGGAAACTTCTAATTCGAATACCCCAAGTAACGCAACTTATGGAATGGCGATTTCAACCGCATCAAATTCAGCAAGTATAGTGGCGTACCAAAATGGGGTTGGGGTATATCCGAAAAGTGGAATTGCCCCTTTAGCAGGAACATTGATGTACTTCAATGGAACAGGGTCAACTCAATCAATTTGGCTGGCAGGTTACCCTTACGCAAGCTCCAACTACAACACCCCAAATTACACAGTAACCTACTACATAGTGAGTTTCGCATGAAGACACTTGTTGAAAAAATAATTGAAATTTATCCAGAACTTTCTGGGAAAAGTTTTATGGAAGTAGGCATTTGTGTTGTTAACGATAACAACGGAACGCCAGAGTACATTGGACTGTGGGAACACCCAACCCTTGCAAAGCCAACCGATGAGCAGCTTGCTGCGGTAGGAGAATAAGACATGGCACTCGTTCTAAATGGTAGCGGAAGCATCACTGGCCTAAGTGCGGGTGGCTTGCCGGATGGCTCTGTAACGGCGGATGACATTGCATCCACTTTGGACTTGTCGGGTAAGACCGTAACCCTTGCTGCGGGCGGTACTGGCTATGGCAAGGTGTTGCAGGTTGTCACAAATACAACTTATGGATTAAAAACGTCAACCACTAATACTTTTGTAGATACTGGGCTTTCTGCCAGTATTACTCCTAGCTCAACTTCTAGCAAAATACTTATATTTGTTTGTAATTACGAAAATTACACTGCAACAACTACAGGCGGTATTAAGTGGAAGCTACTTAGAAACAGCATCGACATAGGTAACTTTGGTAATACAACGCTTGGGTATCACCAAGATAGTAGCAATAACTATTTTAATGTTCAGATGCAATGGATGGATTCACCAGCCACAACAAGTTCGGTTACATATAAAACTCAATTTTGCTCCTCTTACTTCGGAGAAGCGGTGACTATTATGCCCGACAGCACCTACTCAGTAATTACCATAATGGAGATCGCAGCATGATTACTAAACCAGATGCTCTCCAATCCCTAAAGCCCGGTGCTGAGTGGGTTCTCCGTGGTGATGACCTTGAATGGCTAGACACCAAACAAACGCAGCCTACCGAAGCTGAGATTCAGGCTGAGATCACTCGCCTGCAAGCGGAGTATGAAGCCAAGGCATACCAACGCAGTCGTGCTGCTGAATATCCAGCCATAGGCGATCAACTGGATGCTCTATTCCATGCAGGTGTATTCCCTGCGGAAATGGCAGCACAGATCCAAGCCATCAAAGACAAGTATCCAAAGGGGTAAGCCGTGAGTACATTGAAAGTAGATACGATTACAAAGGCAGACGGTACTGGAAGCCTCAGTGTACCTGCTGAATCTGGAACTGTAGTCACTACAGCATCCCCTTCATTGGGCCGCAGGAACCTCATCATCAACGGTGCTATGCAGGTGTGGCAGAGAGGGACTAGCTTTTCATCAGCCGGATATACTGCTGACCGATGGAAATGGGCAGGCGGTACAGGCTCAATATCTCGCCAATCTTTTGCCGTAGGTTCGGAGATTGAAGATTCACCGTATTATTTGCGTTGGGCTATTACTGGAAACTCACAAAATTACGAGCTTCAGCAAAACATTGAAGACGTAAGAACAGCAGCAGGTAAGACTTGCACTCTATCGTTTTGGGCTAAATCAAGCAGCAGCGAAACTTTAGGATGGGCTGTTTATCAAAATTTTGGTAGCGGTGGAAGCTCGCTTACAGTGGCGTCTGGTGGCACTTATACGGCGACAACTTCTTGGCAAAAGTTTACTTTTACTTTTGATATGCCATCAATATCTGGCAAAACAATCGGAACAAATAATTTTGTTTGGGTTCGTATTGCCCAAATGACGACAACAAACACGCCAACGTTTGATTTTGCAGGTGTTCAATTTGAAGTCGGCAGCGTAGCCACCCCATTTGAACACCGCAGCTACGGTGAAGAACTGGCGTTGTGTCAGCGGTATTACTATAAACACGCAGACGGCAGTATTGCAAGCAACCAAGTAGTTGGTGTTGGGTTCTACGAATCTAATAGTGTTGTCTTTGGTAGTGTGAAATATCCAGTAACAATGAGAGCAATTCCAACCAACGTATCATCATCAGGAACAGATCATTTTAGCTTTTTTCGTCTTAGTGGTGCCGACAAATTCAATTCATTATCCAATGCTCTTTCTAGTGCAAATCAAGCTGGTTTTTTTAATTCATCTGAGGCGTCTGGAACGGCAGGTGATGCTGGGAGTATTCGACTAAATAATGCAAGTGCTTATGTTGCTTTTGACGCTGAATTATAAGGATGACAAATGGATAAAATGAATATTACATCTGCTAAATATATTGAGTATATGGGCGAAACATCTTGCATCAACGCAACCATTGACGGCATCACCATGTCAGTCCCACTCGATCCAGCGAATCGTCACTTTGCAGAAATCATGCGTCAGGTTGAGGCGGGTGAGCTAACAATTGAACCTGCGGAGTAAGCTGTGGAAACCCAAACCCTTATCAATAGGTGCTGACAATGAGCGAAGAAGCGCGCCTGGAACGCATTGAAAACAAGATCGATCAACTCTCCGATGCCGTCGTTTCTTTGGCACGGATGGAAGA